TAAAAGATTGTATTATGATTCTGATCCTAACCAAAGAAATGCAAATGGACAAACTAAGAGCGGAATGTATAACCTGTTTGTTCCTATGGAATGGAACTTAGAAGGTTTTATTGATAAGTATGGAATGCCTGTTTTAGAAACTCCTACAAAATCTACAGTAACACCTTTGGGTGATAATATAAAACAAAGTGCTATAGAGTATTGGGAAAACGAAGTTAAATCGTTAAAGAATGATTCTGATGCTCTTAATGAATTTTACAGACAGTTTCCAAGAACTGAATCACATGCGTTTAGAGATGAGAGTAAGTCTTCTATATTTAGTTTAACTAAAATTTATCAACAGATAGATTATAACGATAATTTAATTAGAGATAAGGTTTTAGTAAGAGGTTCTTTTCATTGGAAAAATGGAGAACAGGATACAGAGGTTGTATGGACACCAGATCAAAAAGGTAGGTTCTTAATATCTTGGATACCAGGGCAAAACCTACAAAATAGAAAAGAAGTAAGATCAGGAGTAAAACATCCTGGTAATGCACACGTAGGTTCTTTCGGGTGTGACTCTTACGATATATCAGGAACTGTTGGAGGAGGAGGTTCTAATGGAGCTTTACACGGATTAACTAAGTTTAGTATGGAGGATGCTCCTGCTCACCATTTCTTTTTAGAATATATATCCAGACCTCAAACAGCTGAGATATTTTTTGAAGATGTGCTGATGGCTTGTGTGTTTTATGGTATGCCTGTACTTGCAGAAAATAACAAACCTAGATTACTTTATCACTTTAAAAATAGAGGGTATAGAAGGTATTCATTAAATAGGCCTGACAAGGATACAAGAAAGTTGTCTAAAACAGAAAAAGAGCTAGGAGGAATACCTAATACTTCTGAAGCAGTAAAACAAGCGCATGCTTCTGCTATAGAAACCTATATTGAAAAGTATGTGGGATTAGATATAGAAGGTGTTTATAGGTCTCCAGATGAGATGGGTTCAATGTATTTTACTAGGACTTTGCAGGACTGGGCAAGGTTTGATATAAACAATAGAACAAAGTTTGATGCTTCAATTAGTTCTGGGTTGGCTATAATGGCAAATCAAAAGTTTAATTATCAAGAGTCTAAAAAAGAATCAAAAATAAGCATTAACTTTGCAAGATATAATAACAAGGGAAGATTTAGTCAAATAATCACATGAAAGACGTAAAGGTAAGTATTAATCCCTCTTCTTTTCCAAGTCAGTTCGTACCTGACTCCACGAAGAACACAATGGAGTTTGGGTTACAGATAGGACAGGCTATACAATATGAATGGTTTAAAAGGGATAACACAAGTTCTAAATTTTATAATCAATGGGATGCATTCCATAAACTAAGGTTGTATGCTAGAGCTGAACAATCAGCAGGAAAATATAAGAATGAGTTGGCTGTAGATGGTGATTTATCTTATATGAATTTAGATTGGACACCTGTCCCTATACTTCCTAAATTTATAGATATTGTAGTTAATGGTATGTCAGACAGATTGTTTGATGTAAAAGCATATGCACAAGATGCAATGTCTGCAGAAAAAAGAAATCAGTATCAAGAGAATATAGAGGCCGATATGGTTTCTAAAGATCTTCTTAGTCAAATTAAAAACGACTTTGGTGTTGATGCATTTAATACTGATCCAGAAAATTTACCAGAGAATGATGATGAACTACAATTGCATATGCAACTTGATTATAAGTCATCCATAGAGTTAGCTGAAGAGGCTGCTATAAATACAATACTTTCTGAAAACCTATACGAAGATACTCGTAAAAGAACTTTATATGACCTAACAACCTTAGGTATTGGTGTTGTAAAACACGAGTTTGTTGCAGGATCAGGTATAGTTGCTAAGTATGTAGATCCAGCAAACATTGTATACAGTTATACAGAAGATCCAAATTTTAAAGATTGTTTCTATTGGGGTGAGGTTAAAAATGTGCCTATTGGTGAAGTTGTAAAAATAGATCCAACAGTTACAAACGAACAACTAGAAGAGATATCTAAATACAGCCAGGACTGGTATAACTACTTTAGAGGATCACAGTACTACAACAACTCAATATTTAATAACGACAGCGTAACACTTCTATACTTTAACTATAAAACAACTAAAAAGTTTGTTTATAAAAAGAAAGGTGAGAAGGTTATACAAAAAGAAGATACATTTAATCCTCCACAAGAGATGATGGAAGAGAGAGGGTTTGAAAGAATAGAAAAAAATATAGACGTATGGTATGAGGGTGTTATGGTTATGGGAACTAATATTGTTCTTAAGTGGCAGATGTCAGAGAATATGGTAGACCAAAGTCAGCTTCACAAAACGTAATGGCTAACTATGTGGCTTGTGCACCTAGAATGTACAAAGGAAATATAGAATCTTTACTAAGAAGAATGGTTCCTTTTGCAGACCTTATACAAATGACTCATTTAAAACTGCAACAAGTAATACAGAAAGTTGTGCCGGATGGGGTATTTATAGATGCGGACGGTTTAAATGAAGTAGATCTTGGTAACGGAGCAACATACAGTCCAGAGGATGCGCTTAAGTTGTATTTTCAAACTGGTTCTGTTGTTGGTAGAAGTTATACTCAGGATGGTGAATTTAATAATGCCAGGGTTCCTATACAGGAGCTTTCTAAAAACTCAGGACAAGCAAAAATTTCTAGTTTAATAGGTAGTTATAATCACTATCTACAAATGCTTAGAGATGTAACAGGTTTAAATGAAGCAAGAGACGGTTCTACACCAGATCCTAATTCACTTGTTGGTCTTCAAAAAATAGCGGCACTTAATAGTAATACAGCTACAAGACATATACTTGATGGGTTTATAGATATTACTAGAGACTTAGCTACAGGATTATCTTGTAGAGTTTCTGATGCTTTAGAATATTCTGAATATAAAGAAGAGTTTGCAATGCAGATTGGTAAGTATAATGTTAACTTACTTAATGAAATAAAAGATTTACATATATATGACTTTGGTATATTTATAGAAATAGCTCCAGACGATGAAGAAAAACAACAGTTAGAACAAAACATTCAGGTTGCTTTATCACGTCAGTCTATTGATCTTGATGATGCTATTGATATACGAGAAGTTAGGAACGTTAAACTAGCAAACCAGCTACTAAAAGTAAAACGTAAAAAGAAAGAAAAAGAAAAGAAGCAGTTTGAAATGCAAAAGATTCAGCAACAACAACAAGCACAAATGCAATCACAGCAGATGGCCGCTCAAGTTGCTGCTCAAAAAATGCAAATGGAAACTCAATCAAAAATGCAGATTTCACAAGCTCAAGCAGGTTTTGAACTAGAGAAGCTTAGAGGTGAAGCGCAATTAAAAACACAGTTGATGCAACTTGAGTTTCAATTAAACATGCAACTTAAAGGTATAGATTCCGAAACATTACAAAAAAGAGAAGACAACAGAGAGAAAGGAAAGGCTGACAGGATTAGCTTACAGAACTCACAACAGTCTAAGTTAATAGAGCAACGTAAAAAAGATTTACCGCCTATTAGTTTTGAATCAAACGAGGATACTCTAGATGGTTTTGACTTAGCAGAGTTTGAACCACGTTAAAAATTAAATATAAATAATGCGTAATTTTGCGCTATAAATTAAATTAAATATGGAATTAAAATTAAAAGCGGTCCCTGGACCAGGTGAAAAGTCTATTCAAGAAGTTGAAGGGCAGTTAGCCGAACAAAAAGAAAACCCTGTTGAAAAGCAGGTGGAGGAAACTCCAACTACAGAACCTGCTCAAGAGCAACCTGTAGAGCAACAAGCGAGCGAAACTCGTGAGTTACAAGAAGAAGACGTTCTTTCATATATTAAAAATAGATACGAAAAGGATATAAATTCTGTTGATGAATTATTTTCTCAAACTGAGAGTAATGAAGAGTTGCCAGAAGATGTATCTGCATTCTTAAAATATAAAAAAGATACTGGAAGAGGTATTCAAGACTTTATGAAAATTCAAAAGAATTATGAAGACATGAATACAGACCAGGTTTTGCGTGAGTATTATTCTGCTACAGAGTCTGACTTAGACGATGATGACATTACTTATTTAATGGACGACAAGTTTAAGTTTGATGAAGATGAAGAAGATGAGTCTGTAGGAAAGAAAAAAGCAATCGCAAAAAAAAGAGAGCTTGCAAAAGCAAAGAAGTATTTTAATGAATTGAAGGAGACATACAAGGTGCCTGTCGAGTCGTCAGCGTCACCTGTCAACGAAAAGGAATTAGAAGACTACAATGCTTACAAGAAATATGTATCTGAGTCACAAAGTGTTCAGGAGCAGAATCAAAAACGTTCTGAATATTTCCTTAAGAAAACAGACGAATTGTTTGGAGAAGAGTTTAAAGGTTTTGAATTCAATTTCGATGAACAAAAAGTCGTTTTTAATCCTGGAGATATAAAGTCTGTTAAAGATTCACAATCGGATATCAACAATTTTATCAGTAAATATCTTGATAAGGATGGTATGATAACTGACGCAAATGGATACCATAAGGCTTTAAGTGCTGCACTTAACCCAGATAAGGTTGCTCAATTCTTTTATGAAAAGGGCAAGGCAGATGCTGTTGATAATGTTTCAAAACAGTCTAAAAATATAAATATGGACGTTAGAAATACACCTCAACAGATGTCTAATACAAGTGGGCTAAAGTTCAGAGCTGTAAATCCTGATAGTGGCAGAGGATTAAAGATTAAAAAACGAAGTTAAAAATTTAAAAAAAACAATTAAAAAATGGCACAAAACATTACATTAGGTGGATCAGTGAGTTTAACTCCAGCACCTAGCCAGGTAACACTACCTGGATCGTACATTTCCAGCTTTGATTACTTGAATCAATATCTTCCGGATGTTGCTGAAAAGGAATTTGAA